GAGAACTTCAGCAACACTAAATAGTTTATTTGATTCAATAAGAGGAACAGCAAATTTTCTTTCCTCAAGCACAACTACTAAAGCATTAACCACATCAGATGATGGCACGCTTGCAAATACTTTAACTTCATTTAATTCAAATGGTTTTTCTTTAGGAAGTGATAATGGCTTGTATGGGGTAAATATATCAAGTGTAAATTATGTCGCTTGGTGTTGGTACGCTCCTACTTCAGAAACAAATAACGATGGTACAAATACAGCAACTATTAAAAAAAATGTAGATGCAGGATTTTCAATAGTTAATTTTACATCTACCGGTGCAAGTAATGTAGGACACGGATTGGGTGCGCCTGATTTAATACTTTTGAAAAGTGTCGATGGGGCTTTCAATTGGCAAGTTTATAATTCAATTTCAGGCACAGGTAATTATATGCGATTAAATAGTAGCGATGCAGTAGTAGGAAGGGCGTCAAGTTTTTCGTCTGTCACATCTACAACTTTTACTAATGATTGGACAAGTGCAACTGTTGAATGGATTGCTTATTGTTTTAAAAACGTAGCAGGTTATCAGAAGATAGGGAGTTATACAGGGGATACAACTGAAAAAATAACCACGACAGGATTTGAACCTAGTTTTTTAATGATAAAAAGAACTAATGGTGTAGGAGGTTGGATTATGTTAGACAATAAAAGAGATACATCAAACCCAAGAACTAAATTTTTACAAGCTCATTTATCTGATGCAGAAGGTGATGCTGCTTCTATAGATATAGATTTTCTATCTGATGGGTTTTCTACTAATGGAACAAATAGTGATATAAATAATGGCACATACATTTATTTAGCAATAGCATAATGGAAAATATTAGACTTTGGGCAGTAAATAGTATGGCAGTTGGCTTTAGTCTAGTTAATATAAATATGATTCTATCAACTTTGGTATTAATAGCTTCTTTAGTATGGACTATAATACAAATAAAAGATAAGTTAAAATGACATTACCTAAAAACGGCGCAGCAAAAGAGATAAGAAGCTATTTGGGAAGCCTCCTTATATTCTTTTTTATAGTAGGTATTATTATAACGTTTGTACAGTTTCCAGTTTTAGAATCTAACAAGGAAATTGTGCTAATGTTGATAGGGTCGATTTCTGCCTCAATCCCAATTCTCATAAGTGCTATAAGCGGAACAAAGCCAGACGATATAAACGCATTAAAAGCAACAATAGAAAAAAAAGAACATCATATAAGTATGCTAGTAGATGCTAAAGATAGACTAGAGGAAATGGTTATAAATCTACAAAGAGAAATGTTACAAAATCAGGACAATATGATGGACAAAATCATACTGAAAGCAGCAATGGACTTTGATGACAAAAACAATAGAAATGAAAAATAAACCTAAATGTAAATGTGGATACACAAATAACGCAGAAGGTTATTGTGATAGTTCACACCTAAATAAATAAATATGGATGTTTTAATAATTATAATTTCAATAATAATGTTTGCTACTGCAATAATGATGGGTTTAACTGTTTATGGTCTTTTTACCGACAAAGACAAAGACGGAATACCTGACGCATTAGAACAAAAATTTAGCGAATTAAAAGAAGAAATTAGTAAGTTGAAAAAATGAAATACTTTACGTTAGATGAATTTGATTCACCAGATCACAAAGGTAGTGGTGTTAATATGGATAGTAATTTTCTTGAGTTGCTCAACAATGCACGTGAAATTGCAGGAATACCATTTAAGATCACAAGTGGATATAGAACATCTGAACATAACCAAAAAGTTGGAGGTGTACAAAACTCATCACACCTCAACGGTTTTGCAGCTGACATTGCAGTTGCATCAGGCAATGAAAGATACGTTATTCTTAACGCACTTATTAGAGCAGGATTTAAACGATTGGGAATTGCTAAAACCTTCATACATTGCGATACCGATTCTTCAAAATCAAATTCAGTCTGGACTTACTAACACGGTAGGAAGCACACTATGGAACAATTAATAACAGGTTATATTATGTTTCGTTTGTTAGAATTTTTAATAGTAAAAACTTTTGGCTGAAAAAAAGAAATTTAAGGATACTAAAGTAGGTCAATTCTTACTTAACAAAATACCTGATGTAGTTGGTGCAGTAGCAGGTGATACACTTGCAGGTAATGTTATACAAGCTATTATTGGTGGTTCTGAAATGAGTGATGCTGACAAAGATTTAGCACTTAAAAAACTTGATATAGAACGTGCCGAAATAGATGGTATTACAAGACGTTGGGTAGCAGATGCACGTAGTGGTTCTTGGTTATCTTCTAATGTACGTCCTTTAACCCTTGTGTTTCTAACTATAAGCTATGTTATAGGCTGGTATTTAGGTTATCCATTAGATAGTATTACAGGTTTATTATCTATCGTTATAGGTGGGTATTTTGGTAGTCGTGGAGTAGAAAAAGTATTTGGAAATAACAAGCATCAGTAATGGCAAAGCAAATAGTTATTAACTATAAAAAAGTTAAGGTTAAACGTAAGGGTATACATAGTAAAAACAAACAATCTAAACTTAAATCTTCTAAAAACTACGTTAAAAAATATCGTGGTCAAGGTAGATAATGTGTAAAACTAATTTTAAAAAAAGTTTACATTTTAAAATAAAAGCGTGTAACTTTGGTGGGTAGTGGGAATGTAAATAATATTTGTATAACTATAAATAATGATTACAGAAGATAAAATTAGAAAAATACAAGGTTATAAAACTTGGTCTACTAAAAGAAAAGTAGATGAACTACTAATGGAAGATGCTTATATGTATTGTAATTTAGGTATTGATTCTACAACTACAGATAAGAAAAAAGTAAAAGCTATTAGTAGAAAAATATACAAAGCTATATCTATTATAAGTCCTTTAGATGGTTATATATTAGAAGCACATATGAATGAAAAAGATTTAACAAGTGCCTAAAAAACTTTCAAGAAGTAAACTTGTAAAGAAACTTGATACAGTATTTAGTAAATATATAAGAATAAGTAGTGCTGATAAAAATGGATATTGTACTTGTGTAACTTGTGGTGTAGTAAAACATTGGAAAGAAATACAAGCAGGACATTTTATGAGTAGAAAACATTACAGTACAAGATGGGATGAACGTAATATCAAGACGCAATGTGTAGGTTGTAATATGTTTAGGCAAGGTGAACAATATAAATTTTCACTTTTTTTAGGTAAAGATCAAGCAGAAGTATTATATTTGAAAAGTAAAGAAACAGTTAAGTTTACCAATTACGAACTTGAAGAAATGATAAAGGATTATGAAGCAAAGTTAAATAACGATAGGCTTAAAAGTATTACTTGATTCTTTCTTGTAATTTTGTTCTTTGTTTGAAGGGTGTCAGAAATGATGCCCTTTTTTTGTTAATTATTTTTTACTATCTTTACAATATGAACAATTATACAAAGGCAGAACTCTATGGCAAGGTACAAGAACTGCAATACGATCTGAAACAATTAAAGAATCAATTAATTTTAACTCAACAAAGCAATGAAAGAAACAAACGTTAACATAAAACTATTTAACCTACAACAAGAAATAGGTACAATAAGTAAGGATGCAAAGAATCCTTTTTACAAATCAAAATACTTTGATATTAATTCATTAATTAAACAACTACAACCTCTACTTAAAAAACACAAATTACTTTTATTACAACCGATAGAAGAAGATTGTGTTTATAGTAAGTTAATTTGTATTGATGGTACAGGTGGTGTAATATCAGCACTTAAATTACCAGAAATATCTGATCCACAAAAGTTAGGTAGTTGTATAACTTATTATCGTAGATATACTTTGGCAAGTCTTTTAGGCTTACAAGCTGTTGATGATGATGCAAATGTAGCAAGTGGTGTAACCGTAGATAAGAAATGGTTAAACCAGAACACACCTGAATATTCTAAAGCAATAGAATTTATAAAAGGGGGTGGTAGTGTAGAAGCTATTAAAAGCAAGTATAAAGTTTCAGGTAAAATAGAAAATGAACTTGCAAAACTGTAAAGTAAAAAACGTATATATAAAAGTTAATTACAAAAATTATCAAATAATAATTTATGGAAAAAAAGAACGTAGCAATATTATCAGGCAGTTTAAATCTATCTGCGATTGATAAAAGCAAGATTGTAAAAGGTAAAGATGGTAACCAATATTTAAACATTACTATGATGATACAAGACAAATCACAGTACGGTAATAATATTTGGATTACACAAAGCCAAACACAAGAAGAAAGAGAAGCTAAAGCAAAAGCAACATCTTTAGGTAATGGTGCAGTACGATGGTTAGGTGGTGATATAACGGTAGCTGAAAGAAATGAGGTTACTAATCAACAGCAGCAACCAGCACGTGAAGAAGCTGATTTACCATTTTAAAAATAGTTCAACAATAATAAGGGGGTTTAATTACCCCTTTTTTTTTATACCTTTATAAAATGCTAAAAAAATTAAAAGAAGGTGAAGAATTACCAGATGACTTTTGGAACTATAACGTTAACCCTATATTAGGTTATAAATATAATCCAAACAGAAACGAACAAGGAATTGATACAGAAAGAAAATACGCAAAACCAAGAATATGATAGCACAAGCAAAGAACATACAAGATAGAATACTTGACATAAAATATGGCAGGGTAAAAGAAGGGTTAAAAATAGATGTACCTGAAATAGATGAATACTTGCGTTACAAGCAAGGGAACTTTAATGTACTAATTGGTCACGCTAACGTAGGTAAAACTACTGTTATAATGTATCTGTTTACGATATGGGCAATAAAACACAAATTAAGATTTGTTGTATGGTCAAGTGAAAACACTTCACAAAGTATTGTAAGAAAGATAATAGAATTTAAAATGGGTAAAACTATTAATGAAGCAAGTGATGAATTAATAAACGAAACTATTAATTGGTGTGATACTTATTTTAAAATAATAGAAGTAGATGATCTGATTACATATAAACAACTACTAAAACAAGCAGGAGAAATTAAAGATGCTTGGGATTACAACGCACTACTTATTGATCCGTACAATAGTTTATCAAAAGATATAGGTTTATTAAAAGCAGTTGGTGGTCACGAATATGATTACCAAGTAGCAAGTGAGTTTAGATTGTTTGCTAAAAAAAGAGATGTAAGTGTATTTTTAAATGCACACGGTGTAACAGAAGCATTAAGAAGAACCCACGTTAAAGGTCACGAATACGAAAACCTACCAACACCTTTAGGTATGGCATCAGTAGAAGGTGGGGGTAAATGGGCAAACCGTGCTGATGATGTCATATGTATACACCGTTATACAGGTTCACCAAGTGATTGGATGTATTCACACCTGCACGTATTAAAAGTAAAAGAAAATGAAACAGGTGGTAGGTGTACACCTTTTGAAGAACCAATAAGATTAAGAATGGCAAGAAATAATGTAGGTTTTAAATTTCTTGGTAGAGATTTAATACACAATATAAAACCAATAGAAAAGTTAGAAATTTGATAGTAATAATATTTTTACTAATTATATGTGCAATTTATTTAATTATAGGTCAGGTAAAAAATGCTGATGTAATTATAAGTCCTGTAATTGGTATGATGTTTGGTTTTTTATATAGCAAAGAAGAATTAGAAGAAGGTAACGAGATCACCTTGCAGTGTTTGTTGGGTGTAATTAGTGTTACTGTAATATGGACAAATCTGCACAATGGTTAGCAAAGGTAGCTGAAAGGCATACTGAATGGGTTAATGTTATTAAAGGTTTTGGTGAATATGAATACGCTGAAGATTTGGTGCAGGAAACGTATTTAATTTTATACAAGTATGCAAATAAAGAAAAGGTTATTAAAGATGGTATTGTTAGCAGGGGTTACTTATATTTCACTTTACGTAGCACTTACTTTCAGTTTTATAAGAATAAAAGGAAGATTAAAAAGGTTTCTATCGACAATGAGGAATATACCAAAGAAGTGGAGGACAATACAAACTTGGATGAAGAAGTAGCCTACAATAAAATTTGCACAATGATAGATGACCACATAGAAGATTGGAGATGGTATGAAAAAAAACTATTTACTTTATACAGGGATTCTGGTTTAAGTATAAGGGGAATAGCAAAAGAAACTAATATAAGTTGGGTTAGTATATTTAACACATTAAAAAATGCAAAACACGAATTAAAACAAAAATTCCAAGATGATTGGAGTGATTTAAAAAATAAAGATTATGAACGAATATAAAGGTGATAAGCGAACAAAAGGTTACAAGCAATGGAAAAAGAACCACGAAGCAGCAAGTGATGGTTTAGGTGATACAGTAGAAAAAATAACAAAAGCTACAGGAATAAAAAAAGTAGTTGATACTGTTTTTCAAAAGTTAGAAAAAAGTTGTGGGTGTGATCAAAGAAAAGAAACGCTCAACAAAATGTTCCCAAGTAAAAAAGTTAAGTGTTTAACAGAAGATGAGTATAACTATTTAGATACTTTCTTTAGTTCTAAAAGTTCAAGAGTAACACCTGAACAACAAAACGAACTAATAAAAATATACAACCGTGTATTTAATGGTAATGCTGTTGCTACAAGTTGTGGTAGTTGTTTTTTAAATGGTGTATATGATAAACTAAATAAGATATTTAATCAATACAACGGTTGAAAGAACAAGAACTTTTTGAGTATTTAGTTTCTTGTTGTTATCCTGATTTAGTAAAAGCAAAAAGCCAAATGAGCAGGTGGGATTGTTACAGTCCTAAAACCTATCATCGTATTGAGTTAAAATGTAGATCGATACATTACGATACTTTACTTATAGAAAAGAAAAAGTATGATGCTATGATTGCAAAGTGTGATGATAATTTAGATATACCTATGTATGTAAATTCTACACCTTCTGGTGTATATAGATTTAATTTGTATATTGTGAATCCTGTTTGGGAAATACAATATCATAACACCACAACAGAATTTAAGAACAATAAAAAGATACCTAAAGAAATTGCTTTGTTAGATGTAAGCGAAGCAGAAATAATTTAAACAAAGAAACAATGAACAAAAAAATAAACAACTTTAAAGAAATAGAATACTACACTAACTTTAATTTAGTAGGTGAACATATAGTACAATCAAGAAAACTAAAACCAGAAAACAAAGCATTAAACGATATGTATTTTTCTTGGCAAGAAGTAGGGTTTTATGTAAACAACCTTATACGTAATGAAAGGATGTACGAACAATCATTAAGTGAATACAGAAGTGATAAGATACGTGCAGTAGAACGTGCAAGAACAGCAGAACAAAAAGTAACAGAACTTGAACAAGAATTAGAAAAACTTAAAACTAAAAAAAGTTTAGGTTTGTAATTGTTTAAAAAATGTTTATATTAGCGCAATAAACAAAGAACAATGAACGAAGAAATACGATTTACAAACGCTGGTAAAATTGGTCGTGCTAAAGGCATAACAAGAGGGTTAGTTAGTGATAATTTAGATGATTACACCAACAACAAATTAAACGAAATAATTGAAATATTAGATAGCATAGAATTATGATAACATTACTAAACGGTGAGCATTGGGGTAAAGAAGAAATACTTACACAAATGTATGATGATGAATTTTACTATAATTTTTTAGGTAAAAACGCATTAAGTTCTTCATCACTTAAAACACTTCTTAAAAGTCCAAAAACATATAGAAACATATTAAACTATGGTGATCCTAATTCAGATAGTTTAGCACTTGCAGCAGGTAAGTTAGTGCATTGGATGATACTTGAAAGCCATAAAATAGATAAGTTACACTTTGTAGATGCTACCACAAAAAACACTAAAGTATATAAAGAAGCAAAAGCAAAGTATGGTGAGGTATTTCTTACAAAAGAAAAGAATGCAGCAGAAAGATTAACAGATGCAGTATTAAGAAATGAAGCAGCACTTAAACTATTAAACAATAGTGAATTTGAAGTACCTGCAATAGATATGATAGAAGGGTTAGCATTTCGTGGTAAAGCAGATATTATACAAGGTGATACAATTATTGACTTGAAAACAACACAAGATTTAAATTCTTTTAAGTACTCGTGTGATAAATATTCTTATGAATTACAAGCGTGGCTGTACTTAAAACTATTTGATAAGAAAAAGTTTACGTTTCTGGTAATAGATAAAGCAAGTACCGATATAGGTATATTTGAAACTACAGAAGAATTTTTAGCAAGAGGTGAAAACAAATTTAAACAAGCAGTAGATAACTACAAATACTTCTTTGAACAAGATAATGATTTAGATCAGTATGTAATGAGGGGGATATTATAAAATAGCGGAAGCCGAAAAGCTAATAGAGTAGGCAAACAAAAAACAAGAACAATGAACAAACAAGAATTAAAAATTGGGATATTTGAGGTAATAGATATTTCTAAAATTAAACCAAGTGAGTATAATAGAGATATAGATGATAATCACGTTATAAAACAAGGAGAAAGTTTAAGTGAACTTGGATGGGCAAGTGCTTTGACAGTAGATAATCAGTACAATTTAATGGATGGTCATCACAAGTATAATTGGTGTTTAAAAAACAAACAAAATAAAGTACCTGTTTACCGTATGTGGTGGTTAGATAATTTATCAGGTAAAGAAGTGTTATCCGTTATTTTAAAGTTAAATGCTAAAACTTTAAATTGGAAACCTGAAATGTTGTTATCCAGATATGGTAAATTAGATAATGATTATCTTTTAGCTGATGAAGCACAAAGATATTACGGTGTTAAAAATATGCCTCCATCTACATTAATATATGCATTTTTTAATAAAGCAAGTAGTACTGTTAAATTTAGAGAGGGTAGGTGTAAAATAGTTAATTTTAAATTTGCTCATAAAATTCTTAATGAACTTTCAAGATTAAGAAACGAATACGGTAATAGTATGGTACAAGGTTCACCGATGAGAGAAATAGCAAGACAATCTCATATTTGTTACAAAAAAAATGTATCATTATTTGACTTCTTAATTGATGAGTATGAGGATATGTTAAAATCAAATCACCCATATACAAATAACATTAAAGAGTTAAGAAAATATCTTGACAAAAAAATAAAGAGGAATGCAAAAGAATAAAATATATAATGAGGATTGTATGCATACTATGAAACGTATGCAAGATAATTTTGTAGATATAGTAGTTACTTCTCCTCCTTATAATATAGGTAAAGGGAGAAGAAATGGTAATGATTCCAAATCTTTATCCTATGATACTTATAGTGATAACTTACCAATAGATGACTATTTTAAGCAAACAAGTTTGTGGATAGATGAATTATATAGAACAACAAAGTATCATATATTTTATAATATTCAAGAAGTTTCAGGAAATAAAGGAATAATAAATTATATAATGAGTAATTATAAAGATAAAATAAAACATATTTTTTTTTGGTGCAAACCTAATCCTCCAAGCAAAATACTTGATACAGGAGTTGCTAACGGTATAGAGTATATCTTTTGCATATCAAAGGACAATCCATCTAAACAAAATTTTAACTATTGTAACTTTTCTAATTACAAAGGTGATTATATTAAAAATGTTATAATAAAACCTGTTAATTCTGATAAGGAAACTAATGGGCATAACTTTGCATTTGGTGATTGGTTACCAAAACATTTTATAAATTATTTTTCTAAAAAAGGAGATGTAGTATATGATCCGTTTATGGGAACAGGTACAACTGCAAAAGCATCTCATTTACTAAAGAGAAATTGGATAGGTTCAGAAGTATCAGAAAAATATATAGAATTATCTAATAAAAGATTAAAACCATATTTAGATCAACTAACTTTATTTTAATGATAAAAAAAGGATGAATAACAAAAACCAACCTATGTTCTTTATATTTGTTAGTAAATAGTCATTACTAACTGAATAAGAGTTTTTGGTTGGTTCTCTTATTATATTATGAATAAAAAATTAATAGAAGAATTTTATTTACTTGCTTTAGTAGATATAGTAAATGGTAAAGATATAGCAGAACTTGAAGAAACAATAAAACTATATGAAAAAGAAGAACACTATGAAGCGTGTGCAGGAATACAAAAAGCAATACACGAATCAGGATATTTAACAATTAAAGAAATAATAGAAAGAAACAAATTATAAAAATAAATTATGAGTATACAAATAATAAAAGAAGTAGTAGAACAACACTTTGATATAGACATAACAAAAGATACAAGAAAACGTGAATATGTAGAAGCACGTGCAATGTATTTTAATTTAGCAAGAGATTATACAAGAATGTCATTATCAGTAATAGGCAAAACAGTATATAGGGATCATACAACGGTACTGTACTTTTTAAAACAATTAAGAGATTGGATGTTACACGATTATCGTTTAAAGCAAGATTACGATACAATAAACAAAAGAGTACAAGATGCAATACACGCTAACCCTGAAGAATTTAAAACAGCAGTTACAATAGAAGGTTTCTATGAAACACAATACAAACGTTTAAAGGAGTTAACAGAACAAATTAATAAAGACCAATTAGTAATTGATTAAAGTAAACTCTTTATCTGGTGGTAAAACAAGTTCATACATAGCAGCTAACTATATTTGAAGATGACTTTAATGAATGTGATTCTGGTTATTGTGGTATTTAACAATAAATAAAAAAAAGTATTGTATAATTGAATCATTAATGATTTTTTTTGATTATGGATAAAAGAAGATTTAACGGAGGTAATAAAAATGCTGGTAGAAAACCTAAAAGTGATGAGGTTAATTTAATAGAAAAGTTAACACCATTAGAAGATGCAGCATTCCAAGCATTAAAAGCAGGTGTAGAAAAAGGTGATTTTAAATTTGTACAACTGTACTATAATTATTACGCTGGAAAACCAAGAGAAACAAGAGATATTACTATAAACGAAGATTTACCGATATTTTTAGATTAACGATAACCAAAACGTTATTCTAAATAATTAATGCAAGTACAAACAACACAAGCACTTAATAAACTACGTAAACTTGATAAGAGGGTACGCATTGTAAGAGGTGGTACATCAGCAGGTAAAACCATTTGCATCCTGCTTATACTTATAGATTATGCCATTAAAAATGAAGGTAAAGAAATAAGCGTAGTATCTGAATCAATACCACACTTACGTAGAGGTGCATTTAAGGACTTCTGCCAGCTGTTAAAAGGTTTAAATAGGTATAAGGATATACAGCTTAATAAAAGTATCTTAAAATACACTTTTACAAATGGTAGCTATATAGAGTTTTTTAGTACAGATCAACCAGACAAGTTGCGTGGTGCAAGAAGAACTGATTTATACATTAACGAGTGCAACAATGTACCATTTGATGCTTACAACCAATTAGCAGTTAGAACATCTGGAAACGTTTGGTTAGATTACAACCCATCTAATATCTTTTGGGTAGATAAAGAATTAGTAGGCAAAGAAGATGTTGATTACATAACACTAACTTATAAGGATAACGAAGTGCTACCTGATAGTATTGTAAAAGAAATAGAGAAAGCAAGAGATAAAGGCAAAACCTCAACGTATTGGTCAAATTGGTGGAGGGTGTACGGACTTGGTGAAACAGGTTCTTTAGAAGGTGTATGTATACCTGATTGGAAAGAAATAGACAACATACCACAAGAAGCACGTTTATTAGCACACGGTGTAGATTTTGGTTATACTGATCCTACGGTTATTGTATCATTATATAAATGGAATGATGCTTATATAGCTGATGAGGTATTTTACAAATCAAATACAGTATTAAGAGATTTATCTATGTTCTTACGACAAAACAATATAACAGAAAACTTAATTGCAGATTCAGCAGAACCAAAGAGTATTGAAACTTTGCGTAGAGATGGGCATAATATATATCCGTGTACAAAAGGTAGAGATAGTGTAAACTTTGGTATTAACTTAATAAACCAAAATGAAATATACATTACATCAAGAAGCAGGAACTTAAAAAGAGAATTACAAGGTTACATATGGGCAAAGGATAAAGATGGTAATACCCTAAATAAACCATCAGGTGAACATCCAGATTGCATAGATAGTTTAAGGTACGTTTTAACAGATCAATTAGAAAACCCTAACAAGGGTGAATACTACATATATTAAAATAAATTGTGTATTATTTGTTAATTAAATAAATAGTTGTATATTTACAAAGTAAAACAAAGTTTAATTAAAACAAAGACAAATGAGAAAAGTAGTACAAACAGAAAATTATTCAGGCTTAAAAGGTGAACTTATAAAGCTAACAGGTAAAGATATTATTACTCAACCAACTAATAAGTACCGAGAAATAATAGATTGGAATTATCAAATGTTAATTGATGGAAAAGTACAATGTTTAATGAATGGACATTTAACAGATGTAAAAAAAAGATTCCAAAATAGATATTCAAAAGAATCTTATTTAAGAATTTGGAAATACGAAAAGTAAAACATAAGGGGTAGCAATACCCCTTTTTTATTAACCAATAATTATATTATGGAAAACAAAGTAGAGTATATAATGGTAAAAGAATTAACTAAAAAACAAAATAGAAAGAACATTATAAAGTTTATAAGTGGAGGTATTTTACTTGCCTTATTCAGTTATATAGCAATGTATATGTTTTTATTTTTTATATTGTGGGCTGATGAAATAACAGATAAGATAATTGGATATTTTTAAAATTATGGAAGCGTGTTGGTACGAAAAGATATACATAGTACAAAGACCATCTAAACGTGGTGGTAGGGCTTCTGATGTTTATTTAGATATAAGCGTTAATGGTCAAGTTCTAAAAGGTAAGAAGCTGTACAAACAAAACAGCATACATTTAGAAAAAACAATAGAAGAAGCATACAAATATTCATATAAAAGGTTTATATTGAAGCAATAACTTTTCATTTGGTTTGGGTTGAGAATTAGGTAGCAGAAATGTTACCTTTTTCTTTTTATACAAAACACCAATTAATTTATTGTATTAATATGAAAGTTGAAATAAACGTACCTGATTCACTTAAAGAAATAACTTTAGATCAATACCAAAGATTTGAAAAGTTAAATACAGAAGAAAATAAAGAATCTACATTTTTGCTACAAAAAATGGTAGAAATATTTTGCAACCTTAACTTAAAGGATGTTGCAAACATAAAATACAAATCAGTACAAGAAATAGTTGTACACCTCAACAAGATATTTGATAAGAAGCATAGTTTAACACCTACGTTTACTTTAGGCAATGTAGAGTATGGATTTATACCTGTACTTGATGATATGTCATTAGGTGAGTTTATTGATCTGGATGAGAACTTGGGTAAGTGGGATAATATGCACAAAGCAATGAGTGTGTTATACAGACCAATTAAATTTAAGAAAGATAAAAAGTACAACATAGAAGAATACAAAGGTATGAATGACAACCTAAAGTATATGCCTTTAGATATTGTGTTTGGTGCTATGGTTTTTTTTTATCATTTAAGCAACGAGTTAACACAAACTATCCTGAACTATTTACAGAAGGAGTTACCCAAGAACTTGACTATTCAGCAGAGGGAACGTTTGGGTCAAAGTGGGGTGGTTGGTATCAATCAGTCTATGGTATTGCTAAAGGAGATGCTACCAAGTTTGACGAGGTTACCCAGCTTAACGTCCACCAATGTTTAATGTATTTGTCATTTGAAAAAGATAAAGTAGAATTAGAAAAGAAGTTAATTAAAAAACGATGAAAGGTTTTTACAACGTAACAAAGGAATTAAAAACAGCACTTGCAGCAGAACCATTTGTTAATACAGTTACATTTGGTAGTTTAGATGATGTAGATTTAAACAAGCAAACAATATTCCCATTATCACATATAATTGTAAACAACACTACAGTAGGAACTAAAACATTGACATTTAACATTTCTATTCTTGCAATGGATATTGTAGATATAAGCAAAGCAGAAACAACTGATATATTTGTAGGAAATGATAACGAACAAGATGTGCTAAATACACAATTAGGATTACTAACAAGGATAATAAATATCTTACAACGTGGTGATCTATATACTAACCTCTACCAAGTACAGGGTGATGTAAGCTGTGAACCATTTGTAGATAGGTTTGAAAACAAGTTAGCAGGGTGGTCAGCAACATTTGATGTAGTAGTACAAAATGATATGACAATATGCAGTTAACAAAAACACAAGCAGCGTTAGAAGCATTTAAAAACTTTGTAATACAACAATCACGTACAAGGTTGTCTAAAGGGCGTAAGAACGTTTCTAAAGAACTTTACAACAGTTTAAAAGGTAATGTAAAAGAAATGCCTAATTCTATATCTGTAGAGTTTGAGATGGAAGATTACGGTGTGTTTCAAGATAAAGGTGTAAGTGGTACTGAAAAGAAATACAAAACACCATATAGTTATACAAACAAAATGCCTCCAAGTAAACCATTAGCACAATGGGCAAAAAGTAAGAACATAAGATTAAGAGATAAAGAAGGTAAGTTTAAAAAAGGCAACTATAACACAATAGGGTTTTTAATAGCAAGAAGCATATATAGAAAAGGTATTAAACCAAGTTTGTTTTTTACTAAACCATTTGAACAAGGTTTTAAAAAATTACCTGATGAACTAATTAAAAACTTTGGTTTAGATGTAGAAGATTTTTTAGCATTTACATTAAAAGAAGATAGATTAAGATGAGTACATATACAAAGATAAACGTTAGAAGTCCATTCTATTTACACCTTGTAGAGCCAAGTCCTCCATTACCTAACTTTGATTGTACGGTAGCAGGGTTAGTAGGTTTTGCAGTAGATAATCAAGGTATTATTACTTTGCCAAGTCCTGCTGTTGGTGTAATAGATTCTATATCAAGTGATGATGGTGATTTTGCAAATAACAAATTCCCAGCAGAAGGTACTGATACATCAAGAACAATAAAAGTTAAACTACTTATACCTACAGGGTACGCAAACACAAGTGATATATTTTTTGAATGTCCTGTAACTGCAACACAACCTGGTACAACAAGTTCAGTAGTACAACCTACTGTATGTTCTGGTGGTCCAGCAACAAGTGGTTCTATTGGTGGACAAAGTTTAAGTGTAGGTGGTTCAAGTGTAGATATTGATTTAGCAGGATTCTTTACAAGTGAAACAACTTACGATTTTTCTAACCTAAACCCTACATTAGTAACAGCAGCATTAAGTGGTAGTACATTAACGTTATCACCAAATGTTATAGCAGGATCAACAACTGTTTACGGTATTGGTAGAGATAATAGTTATCCATCAACTTGTGAAGCAACACAAAGCATAGCAGTTACAGTAACAGATAGCACTACTGCATTTAGTTGTACCTCACCTACAAACCCAGCTTTACAAGGTGGTAGTATTAGTCAAGCAGGTGTAATAACAAACCCATCAACTTTAGGTACGATCACAAAAATAATGGCAACATCTGGTGGAGGTGCAATAACAAGTGTAGCAGCAAATAATACAGCAAGTCCAATATCACATACTTTGTTTTTTGATATTACAGTACCATCAGGTTATTCTAATACAGGAGCAACCGTAGAATGTACTGCAACCTTTTCACAAGCAGGAACTGCACCTCCTACATTTACTTGTGCACTAGCTAATTTAACAGGTCAAGCAATAGCAAGAAATGGTGCTATATTTTTAGGTAAAGCAGCATTAGGTACGGTTAAAAGTTTTACAGCACCTACAACACCTTTTACAGATGTAGCAACTGATACTTCAAGAACGGTTGTATATCAAGTAGAAATACCATCAGGATATGCAAATGCAGGATCAACAATAGATTGTAGTGTAACAATGACACAACCAGCAACGGTAAGTATATGTGGTACAAATGAATTTTATTTAAGTTCTGCTAAATCAACACAAGAAGGTCATTGTGATGCAACTTATGGAACACCTAAATTAATAACCTCAACAGCAGCAAGTTTAGGAGCATTACTAAATAGCCAAGTTTGTCAAGGTGATGTAGCTTTTGATGGTAAAGGTTTGTACTACGGTGTATTTACTGCATTTGTTGTTAGTTCGGTTGGTGCAGGGGTTGGTAGTTATTATGTTATAAAAATAGAAAGTACAGGAATAGTAAGTGAATTAGCAATAGTTTCTTGTGATACAACAGGAGGTGGTGTTGGTGTAATAGTATAAAATTATGAGTTTAAAAAGCGTAGTAGTAGATTTATATGTATGGGATGGTACGGTATCAGATCAACCTGTATCACCTGCATATACAATAAATAAAAGTGTTATAAGTGGGCAAACAAACATCACTTTAGAAATAGCAGAACTTGTAAGGGATTATTTTACCATTACATTTAATAATGATTACAATTCTATTGCAAGATATGTTAGAACGGTTGTAAGTTCTTTTGATGATAGTGATGAACCTTTTGAAACAAACCCTATAGTAACAACTTATGTTGCTTTAGATGGTTATGGTTATTTTGAAGAAGGCACTAACCCTGAATTAGATAGACACGCATTAATTAGTGCTACAAATATATATCTACCAGAAGGTACAGCAGGTAAGTTACCAATATTTGCAGAAGGTGTAGGTAAGGTTATAATTGATGGTGTAACAACACAAATAACAGATAACGGTAATACAAACCAAAAAGTACAATACGTTACAATACCAGCAGATAAATCATCAATACAAGTTTTTGATACAGATGATACCACGCTAAAGAAAACAATAACAATATCTAATATTTGCGAACCTAAATACACACCATTTAAAATAACCTTTGTCAATAAGTTTGGTGCATTTCAAGATTTATATTTCTTTAAGAAAACAAGTGAAGTAACAAACGTAACAGATGAGTTATTTAAAAAGAATATAATAACAAACACCTCATCAAACTATAACACCTACGATAACCAAAGGGGTAGAATGAATGTAAACGCACAAACTTCTTTATCAATGAATACAGGTTTTGTTAAAGAGGATATGAATCAAACTATAGAAGAACTATTTTATAGTGAAAACGTTTATATAAGATACGAAAACAAAACACTTGCAGTAATACCTAAATCTAAATCATTACAATACAAAACATCTTTAAATGACAAACTAATTAATTATACAGTAGAGTTTGATTTTGCGTTTGATAGAATTAATAATGTTAGATAATGCTACAACTACAAATATATTTTGATGGTCAACAGGTTGAACTGTTTAAGGATGAAAGCATTGTATTAACACAATCAATACAAGATATAAAAGATATACAAAAAGTGTTTGTACCTTTTACACAAACCTTTAATGTACCTGCTTCTAAAATAAACAACAAAATATTTCAACACTTTTACAATTTTAATATAGAAGGTTTTGATGCACGTAAAAAAACACCATCTGAACTACACTTAAATTATAAGCTATTTAAAAAAGGTAAAATAAAACTTGAAGGTGTACAGCTTAAAAACAACGAACCACACACATACAAGCTAACTTTTTATGGTGATACTATAAACTTAAAAGATGTTGTAGGTGAAGATAAGTTAAGTGCGTTAGATCAGTTAGGTAAATATTCTTTTGATTGGACTGATACAAACATATCTACATATATGTCAAATGGTTTAGATGTTGTTACACCAACTGGTACAATGACCGATGCAGTAATAGTACCTTTAATAACACATACTGCAAGACTTTTATTTGATAGTAATTCAGCAGTAGTTAATACTGATACTATTAAAAACATAAACCCAGCAGCAGGCACGAGTACAGACTACGGTGTGCCTTATAGCCAATTAAAACCTGCAATCAGATTACTTGCAATAATACAAGCAATAGAAATAGAATATAATTTAACATTTAGTACCGACTTTTTTAATAGTACAAATACTGCTTTCTTTAATTTGTATATGTGGATGCACAACAAAGAAGGTGATTTCCAAACAAACCAAGATGCACAATATCAAGGTAAAAACATTACAAATGTAGTTGATGATAAACAATTTTTTACAGGATTTAAAAACGCAAGTTACTCATCTTTTTTAGATGATATAATTGCAAGAGATTATTACAAAGGTAAAAACAATTCTAAAATATTTAGAAAAATGAATGTTACAGTAGTACCATCTGGTGGTGCTGTTTACACTTTGGTAATTAAAAAGGATGGACAAGAATTTCAAAGATTTGAAGGTTTAACAGGTACTACTTCTTTAGGGCAATCAGCAACACTAAAAAACAAAGATTGGTTAGAACACGAAGATGGTGTATTTACATTTTTTATAGAAACAGAAGCTGTATCAAGTTATACAATTACAGTAGAATTAATAGTAGATAAAAAAGGCACATTACTATCAAGACCAAAAGGTTCATTTCAATTAACTGCTGCAAAAACTTCTGATGATCCTGCTAATCCATTACAATTAGTACCAGATATAAAAGTAATAGATTTTCTTACAGGGATATTTAAAATGTTTAACCTAACAGCATTTCAAGATAACAATGGTATTATACAAGTTAAAACATTAGATGATTTTTATTCAAGTAGTACAACCGTACACGACATAACACCATTTGTAGATAAAACAGAAACAATTACAGATGCTGTATTACCATTTAAAGAAATAGATTTTGGTTATGAAGGAACAGAAAGTTTTTTAGCTAACAACCATTACCAAATAGCAAATACAAAATGGGGTGCGTTAGATTACGAAGCACCTAATAAATTTGATGGTAAAGTATATAACATAGAACTACCTTTTGAGCATTTTAAATATGAACACTTATTTATACAAGCAAACAATGTAGTTAGTGTTAATGATAGTGGTGTGCAATATGGATATTCAGTAGATGAAAGCCAAAACCCATATCTTGGTAAACCTCTTATATTTTATGCTACAAAATCTACTGCAACAATACGAACATTGAATTTAGCTAATACAGCAGGTGCATCTGTAGCAAACCCATATATACCTTTAAATTGCGAAGATAAAGGAAGTACGTATTTAGCAGGTAAACAAAGTTTGAATTTTAATGCAGAATTTGATGAGTTTTCAAGACAAGTAAACCAAGTAAGTTTATTTAAAACATATTATGAAACGTATGTAAAAGATATGTTTGATTTACGCAAAAGACTTACAAGCGTAAAAGCATATTTACCAATGAACATTATTTTTAAACTTAATTTAGCAGATAAGTTTATTCTAAATAATAACGAATATAGAATTAACAAAATATCTACAAACTTTGAAACTGAACATAGTAGTTTAGAATTAACAAACATATTTGAAGAACCTGTATTTAAAACATTAAAAGTATTACAAGATAATGGTTTAACTGCTGATACTAATACAATTACTGCTGATACAATAGATGTAAAAGTAGATTCAGGAAACGATAACCAATTTACATTACCAAGTATAAAAACAGGTATACCAAGTGCAACGGTAAACAACCCAGCAAGTGTATTTACAAACACAAGTTTAACAGTTACACCTCCTACAATAGCAGTAGATCAAATACCTGTATCTACAACAACAAAAGTATTCTTCAGTCATCAAATAACTGCAATAGGTAAAGTAGGCAATACACAAAAATTAGATGAATACGGTTATTTATATTCTACATCATTAACTAATTTAAGTTCTACAGATGATATAGATACTTTAAAAGCATTTGGTGATGTTACTACTGTACCGTTTTCACCAACGTTAGCAGTAATTAAAGTTTTATTAGATAATGGTTTATCAGTAAAAAGTACTTACGAGAAAGCAGGTTTAACACATCCTGCTATACTTTATTATAGATTCTATGCAAGAACTAACACCGATGTACAAAACGATAAAGCAGATGCTATTAGTAGTGTTGTAAGTGCATCTACTGTACCATCAGCAGTAACTCAATACAACAATGCAAATGGCGAAAACCTTGTAGGAGTTGCTGGTAGTACAGGATACTTAACAGATACATCACCTTTAGGATTTTTCAAAGCTAACTTTAAAAATTATGGTGGTGAAGATCAAGAAGGTTTTATAATTTATCAAATTACTAATTTAACCGAAACTACTGCTAAAGAGATAATAGAATGGTTAACAAGTACAGCATTACCAGCAGTAGATACATATTATGATATATCACACACTTTTAAAGCGTTAGATAGATTTGGTGCAAACAATTCAAGTATGTTTAATATGACAAATAAAACTAATGCAAAAGTTAAGTATGTAATGTTTTTAAATACATACCCTGTAGTAATGATAAAAGGTGGTACAGTTACTGGTTCACTTGCTACTTCAGGAACTTATTCAATAGGTGATGGAAATGGTGATTTACAAAGTACATCTTAAACAAAAAGATATGATACAAAATATATTAGATTTATTAGAATTTGCAAGAAGCGAAAAATGGAACGGACAATATATAGATATAGCTATGGGTAAAAACAAATACCCTGAATCAATAAGAGAAGCATACAAACAATTTAAGAAATGGCAGTAAAAAAAACAATAGAGTTAGAAGCTAAAGTAGACAAGGCTCAAAAAGATTTAGATGGTGTAGCACAAAGTGTACAACGAATAGATGACAACCTTGAAGAAGTTAAAGATACAACAAGTGGTGTTTCTAAAGGTGTAAAAGGTATTGGTAATGCTTTAAAAGCTGCCGGTATTGGTTTAGCTATTGCAGCATTTTCGAAACTTGCAGAAGTATTTAACCAGAATCAAAAAGTTACAGATGCTTTTAGTACTGCTTTTGAAGCGTTAAGTTTAGCGTTTAATGATTTTTTTAAGTTTCTTGATAGAAATGTAGGTACTGTTATAGATTATTTCAAAGGTTTATTTGAAAACCCTGTACAATCATTAAAAAACTTTGGTCAAGCAATAGTAGATAATGTAATAGAACGAGTAAATAGTGCTTTAGATGCTTTAGGTTTTTTAGGTGATGCAGTTGTAAAGGTTTTTAGTGGTGATTTTGTTGGTGCAGCAGAAAGTGCTAAAAATGCTGGTAAAGAATTGTTTGATGTTGTAACAGGAGTTAACAATACATTTGATAAAGTAGCAGAAGTAATTCCTACAGTAGTTAGTAGCATTACAGACTATGCTAAATCAACAATAGATGCTGCAAGAGCAACAGTTGATCTAAACAAACAAGCAGAAGTAGCTGCTGTTATAAATCAAGGGTTAATAGAAAAGTATGATAGACAAGCAGAGCAACAAAGACAAATAAGAGATGATGAAAGTAAAACTATTGAAGAAAGAATTGCTGCAAATGAAGAACTTGGTAGAATATTAGATGAGCAAAGTGAAAAGATGCTTGAAAATGTTGATATAACAATTAAAGCAGCACAAGCAGAATTTGATAAAAACCAAAACCAAGAAAACTACATAGCATTATTAGAAGCACAAAATGAACGTGAAGCTGTACTTGCACAAATAGAAGGTTTTAGATCGGAACAATTAATAAACAGAATTTCTTTAGAACGTGAAGTAGATGATATAAAAACAGAAGCTGATGAAAAAGAAATAGAAAGAAAAGAAAAATTAATTGAATTAGAAAAGCAAAGACAGCAAGGCATAATGGATTCTATAGATGCTGTTGCCCAAGCAGCAGGTGAAGAAAGTAAAATAGCAAAAGCGTTGTTTCTTTTAAAAACAGGTATGATACTTAAAGAGCAAATACTTACAGCACAAGCTACTATGCAAAGAATTTTAGCATCAGCAGCAGAATCAGGTGTAGATGGAGCAAAAGGATTTATGAAAGCAGCATCAGCAGCACCTCCTCCTGCTAACGTACCTTTAATAGCAATATTTGCAGCACAAGCAGCAGGTATAGCAATGAGTATTAAGAGTGCAGTAAGTACTGCTAAATCTATGGTTGGTAGTCAAGCTGGTGGTAGTGTAAGTGGTAGTGGTAGTGTGTCTACACCACAAGCACCATCATTTAATATAGTAGGAGCAGCACCTGAAAACCAATTAGCACAAGCAATAGGTGAACAAGAAGAAAAACCTATAAAAGCATTCGTAGTAAGTAACGAAGTAACTAACGCACAAGCATTAGAACGTAATATAGTAGAAGGTGCTTCAATTGGATAACAAAATAGATAAATAATTATTGTATTAATATGGACATAGTAGAACTTTTTATAGATGAAAATGATGAGGTTTCAGGAATTGAAGCAATATCAGTAGTAGAAAACCCAGCAATAGAAGAAAACTTTATAGCACTTAAAAATCAAGAGTTTAAACTTGCAGAAGTAGACAAAGAAAAGCGTATACTTATGGGTGCTGCTTTGATACCTAACAAACCTATATACCGTACAAACGGTGAGCAGGAGTATTATATATATTTTAGTCAAGCAACTGTAAGAAAAGCAAGTGAATTATTCTTTATAAAAGGAAACCAAAACAACTCAACATTAGAACACCAATTAGAACTTAAAGGTTTAACTGCTGTAGAAAGCTGGATAGTAGAAAGTGAACAAGATAAAAGTAGAATGTACGATTTAAATGTACCTATTGGTACTTGGATGGTATCTATGAAAGTAAATAACGATGATGTTTGGAAAAAAGTAAAAGCAGGTGAGGTAAAAGGGTTTAGTATAGAAGGTTACTTTGCAGATAAATTAGAAAGACCAAACGAACCTGTAAAAGATGAAATGAAAGAACAAGAATTAGAATCTTATTCAGATTATCCAAGTGGTGTTAAAAACAATGCTAAAAAAGGTATTGAACTAAACGAAAAAGTAAACAACAAGTGTGCAACACAAGTAGGAAAAGTAAGAGCGCAACAATTAGCACAAGGGAAACCAATAACAACAGAAACTATTAAAAGGATGTTTAGTTATTTAAGTAGGGCGCAAGAAGATTATGATGAAAATGATACTAAAGCGTGTGGAACTATATCTTACTTATTGTGGGGTGGTAAAGCAGGTTTACGTTGGGCAGGTGCTAAACTAAAAGAACTTGATCTAATAGAAGAAGATTTAAAAAAACCTTGTCAAGCAGGATATGAAATGATAGGCACTAAAATAAAAAACGGTAAAACAGTACCAAATTGTGTACCAATAAAACAATCTAAAATGAGTAAAGAAGAAATAGCTGAAGCTAAAATAGAAGAACTAAAACAATTGTTTAGTACTGAAAAAGTTGAATTAGCAAATATTAATCAACTTGCTGCTATGGTGAATCAAGCAAGATCAGAAGAAGGTGATATGGTAAATTCTTATTTAGAAGCTAAACAAAATAGTAAAAAAGGTGTAAAATCAGGGGAAAAACACCTTAAAAACCTAAAAGAAATAAATAATGTAGCAATGGATATTAAAAATATTTCAAAAGATTTAGGAGTAGATGTTACAAAAATAAAAGAATGGAAAAAAGCAATGGACTTTTTAAATGGCAATCCACAAAAAGCAACTGAAATAATGATTAATAAAATGAAAGGTTTATTATAAATGAGTAAAATACCAAGTCCACAATCAGGTCGTAGAGGTTGCTTATGTAAAAATGGTAGAAGAGTGCCTAATTGCGTACCAATTAAATAACAATTACTATTATGGAAGATAATAAAGGCAGAAACCCATCACCACAAAACGATAGGCGAGGTTGCTTATGTAAAGATGGTAAAACTTATTCAAGAAAATGTTGTGATGGAAGTTTTCAAGCACAAGGTGTTGGTAATATAACAGGAGATGGTACATAAAAACACAACAAACAGTTAAATATATTATTATATAAATATGGATTCAAAAACAAAAGAGATACTACAAAAGTTTTCTACTCAAAAGGTTAATTTAAATATAACTAACGAATTAAGAAAATATCCAAAAGGTTTGTTAAAATACAAAAGTGAAGGTGATGGTCTTTTAAAATTAAAAGAAAAATTAACACAAGAATTAAAACAATTAAAAAAAGCATTAAATAAATGGTCTGATCTTGGGGGAAGTATTATACAAGAAATTGATGGCGATTTAAATAAGTTTGGCAAAATAGCTAAAGAACTTGGTTTTAATCCTGAAATACAAATTGATTACTCAAACGCAGAAGATTCTTTAACAAAATATGCAGATGCAAGGAAAAAATACGAAGCAGCAGCAAAAGATATAAAATTATAAAACAATAATATGAAACCAGATGTAAAAAGAATACTTACCAAGTTAAGTGAAGAACAACAAAAACAATCTTTACAAAAAATAGAAAAGATTGAACTTGCAAGAAAACCTGCTGTAATTTTAAAAGATGCACAAAAATTAGATGACCAAATAAATAAACAAAAAAACAAAATAGATAAAGTTTGGTCTACATATAAAAGAGCGTGGGGAGAATGGCAACAATTTCTTGAACAAATTAATAAAAAAGCAACTGATTTACGATATAATGACCTAAATCAAACAATGAAACAATTAGAAGATTTAGGTGTAGATTCAAGACAAGTACCTGAATTAGAAAGAGCAGCAAATTTGCTTAATAGAGCATTAAACCAAATAGATGGTTTAAAGGACTTATATGGTAAACCACAATAAAAACACAACAAACACATTTATAATTTATTGTAATATATATGAAAGCAACAGATATGTTAAACAAAGTAAAAGAGGTTCTTGGGGTAGAGTTATCCGAAGCACCTGTAGAAGTAAAGTTGGCACAAGCTGAACTTGAAAACGGTACAATTATAGAAAGCGAAAATTTTGAAGCTGGAAATGAAATATTTATTGTTACCGAAGATGAAAAAGTAGCAATGCCTATAGGTGAGTACAAACTTGTAGATGGTGAATCTATAATTGTAGAAGAAGAAGGTATTATTGCTTCTATTGGTGCAGTTGAAGAAGCACCAGAAGAAGAAGTAGAAGCTGCTGAAGAAAAAGAAGAAATGAACTACGCTACTAAAGAAGAACTTGCAGAGGTTAAAGAAATGGTTGAAGAAATAAAATCAATGCTTGAACCAAAAGAAGAAATGGCAGAAGAAACTGAAGCTGAAAATTCTATAAAATCAGAAGAAACAACAACAAAAACTGTTTATGCTGAAAAAGAAGAATTAACAACAGAAGAACCTGTTGAGAAAATAAAACATAACCCTGAAAAGGAAACAAAGAAAGTAATGAATTTGTATGGACAAAAAAGAACACAAACGACATACGATAGAGTGCTTTCAAAAATAGCTAATCTTAAAAATTAAATAATTAAAAATGGCAACAACAACAAGTATAACAACAACTTATGCAGGTGAGTTTGCAGGTGAATATATTTCTGCTGCATTATTGAGTGGTTCTACTATTGAAAATGGTGGACTTACTGTAAAGCCTAACATTAAGTTTAAAGAGGTAATAAAAAAAGTAGATACAAATGCAATAGTTAAAGATGCAACTTGTGATTTTGATCCTACTTCAACATTAACTCTTACAGAAAAAGTATTACAACCTGAATATCAGCAAGTAAATTTACAACTTTGTAAGAAAGATTTTCAATCTGATTGGGAAGCAGCTTCAATGGGCTTTAGTGCTTTTGATAGCTTACCTTCTTCTTTTAGTGATTTTTTAATTGCTCACGTAGCAGCTAAAGTAGCACAAAGAACAGAGCAAAGTATTTGGGATGGTAACACATCTAATAATGGACAATTTGATGGACTTACTAAACTTGTATCATTAGATGCAGCATTACCAGCAGCACAAGAAGTTACAGGTACAACAGTAACAGCTTCTAACGTAATTGCACAATTAGGTAGTGTTGTAGATGCAATTCCTTCTACAGTTTATGGAAGTGAAGATTTAAACCTTTACGTTTCATCTAACATTGCACGTGCTTACGTAAGAGCGTTAGGTGGATTTGGAAGTTCTGGATTAGGTGCAGCAGGTACTAACTCAATGGGTACGCAATGGTGGAACAACGGATCACTTACATTTGATGGTGTGAAAATATTTGTAGCACAAGGTCTTGCTGATAACAAGGTTATTGCAGCAGAAAGATCAAACCTTTTCTTTGGTACAGGTCTTTTAGCAGATCACAACGAAGTAAAAGTTATTGATATGGCTGATCTTGATGGTTCACAAAATGTACGAGTTGTAATGAGATTTACAGCAGGTGTACAATATGGAGTTATCGAAGATATTGTAACATACGGTATTACAAATTCAGCTAACTAATAAGTGATTAACCAATAAAAAGGGTGGGTAAGCCAATAGTGCCTACTCACCTTTTTTTATTAAAAATATATAAAGATGGCTTGTGATTTAACAAAAGGTAGAAAAGAACCGTGTAAAGATTCGGTTGGTGGAATTAAAGCTGTATTTTTTGCAGACTTTGGTGATATTACTATTACGTATGATGGTACAGATACAGATGTAATAGATGATTTAGGTGCTGTAACGGTATTTAAATATGAATTAAAGGGGAATAGTAGTTTTGAACAAACTATTACTTCTTCAAGAGAAAATGGTACAACTTTCTTTGAACAGGCGTTAAACCTTACTTTAAAGAAATTAACCGTACAAGACCACAAAGAATTAAAGCTAATGAGTTATGGTAGACCACATATCGTGGTACAAGACTATAACGGTAATGCTTTCTTGATGGGTGCAGAACACGGATGTGATGTAACAGGTGGTACAATTACAACAGGTGGTGCAATGGGTGATTTAAGTGGTTATACACTTACATTTGCTGCACAAGAACAAGTACCTGCTAACTTTTTAGAAGGTGCTACAGAAGCTAATCCTTTTGCTGGTTTAACAGGAACTGTAACTGTAACACAAGGTACAAATTCTTAATAGGGTTTTTATTTGGTAAATTAAGGGTGGCAATATGCTGCCCTTTTTTTGTTTTAATAATAACAAATTTCATACTTTTTTATTGTATATATATGATAGTATTACAAGAAAGCGGATCAGCACAAAATATTGATTTTATACCAAGAGAATTTACTGCAAACGCATCTTACACGGTTAAAATAACAGATGAAACGCAAAACAAAGAAGTGTACAGTCAAGCAACAACAAGCATATCACAAAACCTATATTACAATAGGTATAATGCTGTATTTCCTGTAAAACAAGATATTTATTACACACTTAAAATACTTTCAGGTAGTTCAGTTGTATTTATGGATAAAATATACTGTACAAACCAAACAGATTTACCAGCTTACACAATAAACGAAGGTGAATACACTTCTAATAGCACTACAAACGAATTTATCACAATATAATGGATAACTTACACATAGTAAATTTAGCTTCTTATAACCGCCCTAAAATAGTTGAGGATAAACAGAAAGAATGGGTAAATTACGGTGAGGATAATAATTACTATTCTTATTTAATTGAACTTTATACTAATTCAACAACAAACAACGCTATTATAAACGGTGTATCTAATATGATATACGGTAAAGGGTTAGATGCTTTAGATAGTAACACCAAAACAAACGAGTATGCTGCAATGCGTTCTATTATAAGCAACACTTGTTTAAAAAAGGTTGTATTAGATTTAAAACTATTAGGTGAAGGTTCTTTCCAAGTGCTTTACAAAGATGGTAATGTATTTAAAGCAGAACACTTTCCAAGACAAACACTACGAGCAGAAAAATGTAATGAAGATGGTGAAATAGAAGCATACTACTACGCACCTGATTGGACAAAAGTGAAACCTAAAGATAAACCAGAACGAATAGCAGCATTTGGATTTGGTAACGGTAAAGAACCTGAAATAAAAATTATAAAAAGGTATGTTAGTGGTTACGATTACTATTGCCCTGTAGATTATCAAGGTGGTTTAGCATATGCAGAATTAGAAAGTGAGATAAGTGATTACCTTATTAACGATGTACAGAATGGCTTTAGTGGTACAAAGGTTGTGAACTTTAACAACGGTGTACCAGACCGTGAAAAGCAAATGCAGGTTAAGAATGATGTAATGTCAAAACTTACAGGTGCAAGAGGTGAAAAGGTAGTAATTGCATTTAATAACAATGCAGAAAGCAAAACAACAGTTGATGACATACCATTAAACGATGCACCACAACACTATGAGTATTTATCAAATGAATGTAGTAATAAGTTAATAGTAGCACATAGGGTAACCTCACCTTTATTATTGGGTATACGTACCGAAAACAATGGTTTAGGATCAAATGCAGACGAAATAAAGACCGCTGCGTTACTTTTTGACAATATTACTATAAAACCCTACCAAGACTTGATAACGGACTGTATAGATGATATATTAGCTGTTAACGATATTAGTTTAAAACTATATTTTAAAACACTTCAACCTTTAGCGTTTATAGAAACAGATAACGCAGTAACAGATGAAGCACGTGAAGAAGAAACAGGTGTAAAAAGAGAATTTACTTTAAAAAGCCAAGTAGTAGATAAAGACTTTGCTATTATAGATGATAGGTTAGCATACGCAACAAAAGAAATGGCAATACAAGGTGCTAAAAACATAGGTTGCGAAGGTTACCACGAACACGAATACGAAGGCAAGATATGGTATATGCCTTGCGAAGAACACAAGCAAAGTAATTTAAGTGCTGAAACAGATGATAAAGTGTTTGATTTGCTTGATGAGTTTGGTGAAGATGAAGATTTAGAAAATTGGGATTTAGTAGATGAACGCAAAGTAGACTACGACCAAGAAGAATCGTTAGATAAAATGGTAGGTTTAGCATCTACAGGTAGTGCAAGATCAAATGCAAAAAGCGAACAAGATGGTGAAGCTGATGATATGAAGTTTAAAGTACGTTATCAATATGCACCATTGAAACTTTCAGCTAATAGCAGGGAGTTTTGTAGAAAAATGGTAGCTGCTAAAAAGATATACCGTAAAGAAGATATAATGCAAATGAGTAAACAACCTGTTAACGCTGGTTGGGGTAAAGGTGGTGCTGCAACTTACGATATTTGGCTTTACAAAGGTGGTGGATCGTGCCAACATTTTTGGATGCGTAAAACGTATATGGCTAAAGGTGTAAAACCAGATGCTACTAACCCAAATGCAGAAATAAGTGTAAATGAAGCAAAGAAAGAAGGTTTTAAACCTGAAACTAATGATGCTAAAGTTGCAAAAAGACCAAGAGATATGAAAAATAGAGGGTTTATAAAACCTAAAAACTTTACAACACCACGATAATTATGGCTGAAGCATTATTTGTAACTCGTAAAGATATTGTAAAATACACTAATGTATCAGGTGGGGTAGATACTGATAAGTTTATACAATACGTTAAGATTGCCCAAAACATACATATACAAAATTATATAGGTACAAAGCTATATGATAAAATAAGTACAGATATTATAGCTGGTAATTTAGCAGGACATTACGCAACATTAGTAGAAACACATATTAAGCCAACATTATGCCATTGGGCAATGGTTGAGTATTTACCATTTGCAGCATATACGGTATCAAATAAAGGTGTTTATAAACATAGTAGTGAAAACGCTGAAAATGTATCTAAAACAGAAGTAGATTTTTTAATTGAAAAAGAACGTACAACAGCACAATACTATACTGATAGAATGATAGAACATTTTAGTTTTTTTGCTGCTGAAAGGTATCCAGAATATTACACTAATAATAACGATAACGTATATCCTGATAAGGATGCTAATTTTTCTGGATGGGTACTATAATGAAAGTAAGATACAAACCTAAACAACAAAACATAGTTAAGTTAAGAAACTATTTAGAAAAGATGTATAACAAAAACGTTAAAAAGTAATTATATAAGTATGGCTAATAACATAAATTGGGGAAAAGTATATTGTGAAATGGTAACCAATTCTACTTGGGGTACAGATAGTGCTTTTACAACTGAATTTATACCTGATATTTCAGCACCAAGTTGTTGGGGTACTTTCCCTATAACAGCAGATTTAACACAAATATCTGGTACACCATTTTTAGCTGATACAACATTATATAGAGCAGATGCAACACAAAAATAAAATATTAAAAAATGGCTAAACAAGTTATAAATATAGGTACAACAGCAAACGATGGAACAGGTGATCCTATAAGAGATGCCTTTGATAAGGTAAACGACAACTTTACCGAACTGTATTCAGACGATGCAGGAGATGTAGGTAGTATTGTAGCAGGTACAGGTATTTCAGTAAACCAAGCTACAGGTGATGTAACAGTCACAAACTCAAGTCCAAACGCAACTCATACAGGTGACGTTACAGGTTCAGGTGCTTTGACTATTGCAGCAGATGCAGTAACGCACGACAAATTAGAAAATAGATATACAGCAAGTGCAACAATAACTTCAACAAGTGGAGCAACAAGTGTAGATTGGTCTACAGCTACAGTTTTTAAAATGCAGTCAGCTTGTACAGGAGCAAAAGAATTTGATTTTACAAACTACAAGGTAGGTCAGGTTATTACTATTCATAATTTAACAGGAGCTTATGCAATAACTTTAGATTCGGATGCAGCAACAAGTGAAACCTTTAACAAATTAGGTGCTAAAGATTATGATGGTAGCACAACAAACGCTTTAATGGTAGAATGTATTGATGATTCTGCAAATGCTATTTTTAACTATTCAATATTAACGTACACAGGTGACCCAACCCCATAATAAATAAGATATGAAAGCGATAAGAATAAATGGTTCGATAAAAAAATATACACTAATTCCCAAAGCGTGGGGAAAAGTTATTGGAGGTTTTGACACACTTACTTCAGATGTATGGGAAGCAGCAGGTTTTTATGATGTAGTTACACCTAGCTATGATTCTAATACACAATATTTAGGAGATATAGAATGGGATGCTGACAATAGTGTTTTCACATATTCTGTAATTGACAGGACTTGGAGTCAAACAGTAGCCGAGTTAAAAGCAAATAAAATAGAAAACCTAAAATCTATATACAATAGAAAACTATCAGAAACTGATTGGTACATTATAAGAGCGCAAGAAGGCATTGCTGCACCACAAAATATTTTAGATGCAAGAGCAGCTTTAAGAACAGAATGTGCAACCAAAGAAGATGAAATAAATGCACTTACTACAAAGAAAGCAGTTGTTTCTTATTCTATAAATATTGACTAATGAGTTTAGGAAAACAAAAAATACTTTCTCAAGGTGCATCAGCTGCACCTCCTGCAATCGACCCATTAGCAAACTTTGAAACTGTAACCTATACAGGAAACGGAAGTACACAAAAGATTACAGGGTATATTAGAAAGGGTGCTGCTTTTAATGGAAGCAGTAGTTTTATACAATCAGGTTTGACCTTGCCTGCTGATTCTACTATGTCTTTTTCTTTTTGGTTTTTCAAAAACTCAACACAAAATACGTCAGGTGATGTTTACCTTGTAAGTGATTTAAACTCTTCTGCAACTCATAGAAGAATTGATATTCGTTATAATACAAGCGATGATAAAATTTTTATTGATATAGGTAACGGTTCATCTTCTGACCAAACTAACACAGCATATACTCCCCCAAGTGACACTTGGACACATTTAGTAGTAACATTAGATGGAACAGCAGTTAAGATGTATATTAACGGAAACAGTACACCTGTCGCAAGTTATACCTCATCAGTTGCTTTTGGAACAGCAGGAGCAGACCCATTGCATTTTGGCAGACCGGGTGTTTTTAATTGTTGTTATTTTACAGGTAAATTAGACCAAATTCGGATTTTTAGTAAAACATTATCAACTACGGAAGTAGGCACTTTAGCTGCTGAAACCTATGCAAGTGCTACAAAATCAACTACAGATATATTTGGAGACAGTTCAGGGGTTGCTTTATATGAATTAGATGAAAATGCAAATGATACAGGTGGAAATTACAATGGTACAGCTACAAACGTTAATTATCTTGGGATGGCGTTTCAACCTGATTTGGTTTGGATAAAAGCGAGAACTTCAGCAACACTAAATAGTTTATTTGATTCAATAAGAGGAACAGCAAATTTTCTTTCCTCAAGCACAACTACTAAAGCATTAACCACATCAGA